TTAGTGCGTTCTTGTTTCATTACTTTAGACATAGCATATCCTTTCAGTGTAAGTGTATATTATACACTAAATTTATCAAAAGAGCAAGTAGAAAAGGCCCTTGCGGGCCTTTTTTAACTTTCCATTGCGACCAAAATATACTTGCCGTATTTGTCATGGAAGCGATCGAAGTGTTTCAACTTGGATGCATCAAACGGCAGTTTGTAAGTAGTCAATGCCACTTTAGATGCCATAACAGTCAGTTCAGTTGGGAAGTTATCCATAATGAACGCAAAGAAACGATCTGCCTGGGCATCCCAATCTTTGGCTTTCTTCTCATATGCATCCTGCAATTCATAGCACAGGCTAATGCTCAAAGAATACATCGCAGAGATTTCTTTGATCTTGCAAGTAGTAACAGTACCGTTCAAAATATGTGTTGGGTTAGGCATCTGTTTAGCAACACGACGGTGTGCCATAAACTTAATTGCCAATCCTTCACCAATTGCACCTGCAACCAAATCGGTCAAAGTGCTGTCATCCAAGTCGTCATCGTGTAGCAATTCGCTAACAAAAGACCACGAACGTGGAGTAGCGAACGCACGGCTTGCGGACTTTGGATCAAAGTCATACAAGTCTTGTTTAGCAAAGCCAACATAACCAACAACTTGCTCGTGAATCTTGTTCTTAACAGCCCATTCTTGCCAATCTTCGTAGTCGGACTTGAGTTCAACGTGAACGAAACGGTTCGCCAACGGAGCAGGCATGCGGTAAGTAACACCTTTATCGCCCTCGCGGTTACCAGCAGCCACAATGCTAACACCTTTAGGTAGCACATAAGTACCAACGCGGCGGTTCAGCACCAATTGGAATGCAGCCGCTTGGGTTGCAGGAGCAGCAGAATTCAACTCATCCAAGAACAGGATAGCAGTAGACTCGGGATCAGTGGGCAGTTCTGCAGGGGGTGCCCAAGTCATGGTGTTTTCGGTACTGTTGTAATACGGGATACCTTTGATGTCAGTGGGTTCCCACAGGCTCAAACGAACGTCAATAACATCGCGGCCTTGCTCGTCGCCAATTTGTTTAACGATATCGGATTTGCCAATACCGGGAGGGCCCCACATGAACACAGGACGTTGGATTTTAACGCACTTGCGGATACTTCGTTTTGCTTGGTTAGGAGTAACTGTACGGTTAGTGCTGATTGCTTCTGCCATAGTGTAGTCTTTCTAAAAAGTTAATTAGATATTGTAGCGGTCTTGTTTGCTTCAATACGTTAATTATACACAGATCTACGGTCGCTGTCAAGTGATTTCAGCGTATCTTTTCTGTGCTCTTTGTAGTTTTTGGAGATTTCCGGAGAACAGTATAAGTTGTATAGCCATCCTTTCTCCAAAAAGATAGATCTCTTTGTGGGTCAAGTAAAACGGACAGTCGATGTTGTTGTCCATCCATATCAACAAAGAGTTTGTAAGAAACATTGTTTCTTCAAATACCACTCTATGTGATTTAATATCGGCTTTCTGTAGGCTTTCAAACCCCTGTTCGGTTAGGCCGAGACCGCCTTTTTTCTTGAGTCTGGGGTTTGTCCAAAATACATGGCGAAGCCTATCCAAATATTCATCGTCAGTAGGCAGTGCTAATTGTTCTGCTACTATTTTGGTGATTTTAAGTTTTTGGTTCATCGGTGATTTTCTCACCAGTTGTTAGTTTGTAGACGGAAAATTCAGTTGTGGTAAACATTTTGTTTAGTTTTTCCGCAAGATTAAATGCGTGTCCACTATTGGCAAATGATACTTTCTTATACTTTGGTCCCATTTCTTGTGCTACTACGCTACTGGTCTTTAGATTGATTGGTTTATCTTGATAGAATACAGACCAAACAGCATCAGACTCTAATACCTGATCGGTCTTGTATGACTTCTTATTTGTTATTTCCAATAATACATTAGGTTTAGGTCTGCTCACGATATATACACTCCAAATATGCGTATATATTTATCGGATTTACCTAAAACCTACCACCGTCCATTTTAACTTCAACACTGGAAACAGACTGATCTACCTTGCCTGCTAACCTTGTCATTACTACTGATAAACTATTCTGTAGATCAGTTACTTCTTTTATGGTTAAATTCAATGATTTTTGATTGGTTTTGATGGCTATTCTTGCCTTATCAAGAAAATCTTCTATAGGAATTGTGTTTAATTGTCGCATGTTTTATTTAACGTGTTTAATACATTCTTCATTTCCTGTGAAGTTTTAAACGGACCTTGATACGGATTGCGTTCAAGTGTGATCAATTTAGGGCAGAAACTACGTAGCCAACCCTTCTGAAACTGTATAACATAGTAACCTGCACAGTATCTACTCTTGCTTTTCAAGTTCTTTGTATATAAGGGCAACTTATTCTTAACATCATACAAAGGATTATATGGTTTGCATCTACATGGATAGTTATAGATTGTATGGGTAAGTGGTTCAATTTCAAATGTTTGGAACTTCTTCTTATCAACAGTGGCCAAAGTATCGACTACATCCTTGTAACTCTTGAGTTCTGCCATTTTTCCGTTACGTAAGAATACATACCCTTTCTTATTCTTAGCAATAGATCCGATCTTCTTACCTGAATTCTCAATGATCCATTCTTTATTAGGAATCAATACTTTTGAAATTGTTGCATTCATGCTATATACCTTGCATTTAATGGTTCTGCATAACTTTGAACCTGTTCGCTGATCTTGTTTAGATCATATTCGGAGCATAATTTGAGCAATCTTACTCCAACTTGTGGAATACTCTTTTCTGCTCGAGTAGCAGTTTCGATTGTTTCTTTCATAATAACTTTAACATCTTCAGGCTGTGCTGTCAAATCGCAAAGAACAACATTACGTTGATAGTCGTCTAACACACGATGTTCAACACCTTCGTGGTCGGTCCAACGCTGCAACATCATGTTGTTCCAATTATATCCGCGGCTTGCTCGATCGGCAAAGGCCTCACGGAGACCAACCTTATTCTTTGTCCCCTTCTCACGTACTCCCGGATAAGCACTAAAGATGTTGTCGGAGGTGTCGCCACGCATACATTTCTCGAATAGTAGCCATTCTGGATCCGGGATGCCTTTTGGCAGTTTAGTCTTTTTATCAATGACATACTTACCTTTTTCATCGAAGTATCCAAGATGTGTGGTTGTGATCTGCATGACACCATTATATTGCTTGACGTTGGGTGCGATCAATTGTGCAAAGTCGCCATCTGTTGAAATAATAATATGGTTATCAGTTGGGTGACCTTGAATCCATCCTGCGATTAAATCATCTGCTTCTAAACGTTCATGTTGCAGTACTGTGCAATTAGTCTTGTTAGTAATGTAATCTTTAAACTGATCAAATGTTTCCCAAAATACACGGTCTTCTTCAGCTTCACGCGGGCTTTGAGCAGCACGGGCTTCAGTTCGTTGACGTTTATAAGGAGCATATACATCCTTTCGCCAACTGCGACCTTCTAAAAAGAAGATAACGTGATCACCTTTAAAGTCACGCCATGCCTTGCGAACACTACCTAATACAGTCGCAAGGCTCATTCCAATCTTATCATTGAGATCCCCGCGAGTAGCGTGTCTCGCACGGAAGAAAGTATTTGCTGTATCTACGAGAATATATGTTTTGTTCATTTGATTTTAATATAGCAGGATTTGACTTGATTGTTACCAAAATTGATAAGTTGGAAATCATTACTGATTAAATTGTCGTGTATGGGTTGATGATTATATTTGTTGATATCGTCAAATACAAATTTTGTACCTACTACAGATCTTGGATAGAAAAATTGAATTTCTTCAAGAACTGAATTACTCACGTGGGGGCCGTCGAAGAAAACAAGACTATATTGATTGACGATTTGTTTATGCTCTTGATAGAAAGGAAATCCGTCTTGGAATCTATTAAAGTATTCCTTATCTTCTAAACACAATAATACTACATTAACGGGTTTATCTTTTAGATATTCGTAAATATTTGCCATCGCAGTATTACGCATATCATTAGTGTAATCAGATTTGGATTTACTATATTCGCTATCGTAGAAATCAATATTTCCATATGGATCTAAACAAACAACATTGCGATTTAGATCATTTGCTGCCAATAGACCTTCAACAATATATTGCAAACTCCCACCGAGGCGTGTACCAATCTCGCAAATAGCGCCATCTATATCTTTAATAGAAGCCGCAGCACGATATAACACATCATAATCAGAACTATCAGTTGACAAATTCATTATGAAATCTCCGATTTTCCATTACCTAAATTATTGACATTAATAAAACCGCTACCTCTTCGGTCCATATTAATATCCGCTTCACTTCCGATATTTCTACATAGTTCCTGGAACCATTGGTCAACAACGGCTTCTTCGGTTTCACCTTGAAACCCATTGCTTCGTAATTGTAGCACAAAAAACTCATTCCAGTCAAGTTCAAAGAAGCCATTACGAATATTATCTTTGTTTACATGAGTATCCAAAACCGCTACCCAGGGTTCACCACGTTTGGTTGCTGCTTCTTTTGGAGATAATTCGACTACTTTTTTTGGTTTGCGTGGTTTCTTCTCTTTTGGTATTTCCGGATTTACCGTTGGTTCGGACAACTTGGGAGCCGCGAATACTGCTTCTTTATTGTTGCCACTAAACATTTTTTTAATAAATTCAATCATGGTATTCTCTTTATAATATTAATTCTGTCAATTCGTGTTCATCTCCAATCTTACCTTTTAAAAATGTGTTAAAGGATAAACTCACTCGGAAATTACTTCCAACTTTATTTTCAACTTCATGTTTAAGTTCCGAAGGAAACATTATTAGGTCTCCAGTACCAACATTAAAACGCCATACTTCACTATTAAATGGATTCCAACTGACTGGTTTATATTTAAGAATTCTTTTTCTTCTTTCATTATGAACCACTATTTTATCAACCTCTCTATCGGCGTTTATATAAAGTACTCCACTTATTATGCTGTTAGGATGAGTATGAGCGTGATGATATTCTTTTTCCTCTGTAAGATTTATCCACGATTGTGTTATATATATTTCTATATCATCTGGTAATGGATCAGTTGTTTCTACATAACGCTTAACGGAATTTAATATAAAACCTTTTATATCTTCTAAGTGTTCTAATACTTTTTTATTAACAGAAACCTTATTTCCTACATTTCCATGTAGTTCTAAATTTTTAAAAAATGATATTTCTTCTTCAGTCCACGCTCTTCCGATATTAGAAATACCAACGGGTATGGCAAACAACGGTGTAATATTCATGGTTTTCCCTTTAAATTCCATTTTATAAATTCAAACTTGTCTATGTAGTATTCTACAACGAGAGGTTTCTCTCCGGCTAACCCTTCAATTGATCTACTGCCTTTATAACATTTCTCAAACCAGATTGTCTTGTCAGTAAAGAGGCACCTTCTTGGCAATAAGCAGAAATGTAGATGCCAATTATTAACAAAATGTATCCCCCAATCTGTAGATCGATGTGATTGCGATACTACATCTGTTAAATCATCCATGGGCATATTATTCTCTGTCCACTCTGGCATTTACATTAGCGCGATGTGCCATATAGAATACTGCTGTTATATATCCAAGTAAAAATCCCCAGAAGAACATTATTTAAGTTCCCCACTCGTTCTTAAACAGTGGCACTTGGAGTCGATCACTGTAGCGTAGTCCGTGTTTCATTGCCAACAATGCTACATTACGATTGTTCATCGTATAGACACTTTCCACACCGCCTACTGGCATTAGATAAACATGTCCTTTAAATCCTGGACGACGATACGCGGCAATAGCACATTCTGCATCTGCAAAGTCTTGTTCGTTAGCAATAACAAACTTTAGATATGCTGTGCCAACTTCTTCGTATTCACAAACAACCTTGGGTAAGATTGCTTCATCCCACTTCTCACCTGAGCAAGGAAGTTTAGCACTTACCGAGAATGTGATTTCTCTTTCAATAGGAGAATCGTTACGCCATGCTTTTAGAAACTCATAGAATCTGGGGTCAAGTTTCTGAGTGCCATTTGTTTCAAATGTAATTTCTTTAAGTCCTGCCATCTTGGGATGATCGAGCAAATCTGGATAAGCACGTTGCCAACCCAACAAAGGCTCGCCACCTGTGATTACAAGATGTTCGTCACGCCATTCTTTGTACGGTAGTGTATCCACAATGGCGTCGGCAATAGCATCTGTAGTAAGTAGTGGACTGAGATCTTTAAAACGTGGATCCCAACTGGCATAACTATCACATCCTGTGCTAACAAGCGGGAGTTCGTTATATGTTTTAAATTCTATCGGATTGATATTATTGGCTTCTTCACTTAGTTCTCCCCGCGGCATACCGAAGCCTGCACAGCGGAAATTACATCCAAAAGTTCTAAGGAACACACTGGGCACCCCCATATATCTACCCTCGCCCTGTATAGAGTAGAAAAGTTCTGCTATCTTAATCTTTGACATATTAATCCTCGATAAGTAATTATACACTTGTATTTAGAAAAGTCAACACTATTTAGAAAAAATGATCACCGATGTAGTATGGAATTTACACAACCATTGTACTTCTGAATGTTCC